TGCAGGAACTGCGGAAAGCCAAGGACCTGACGCAGGTCCAGCTGGCCGAAGCCCTCGGCATCCAGCAGGCGACCGTCGCGAAGTACGAGCGCCAGAGCGATCTGCTCCTGTCGACCTTGTCGAGCTACGTGCGCGCGATGGGCGGCTCGCTCAAGCTCATGGTCGAGTTTCCCGGCAAGGCCCCGGTCGCGCTTGAGGGCTTGGGCGACACCGAAGAACCGAGCCGCCGCCGTCGCGGACGTGATGCAGCTGCGGCGCGGCCCTGAGGTTCAGCGGGCCTCCACCCAGTTCGCCACGATCAGCCCCGGCAGGGCGTCATGCGCCTGCTCCGCGTCCCGCGCCAGGTCCAGCCGCTTCGGCAGCTTGACCTGCTGCACCAACAGGAAGATCGGCGCTGTGACGAGGCCACGGCTGGTCTTCGACCGTGAAGGTGAGGCAGGACCGCGGCCCCTGTGGGGCCGCGTAAGCCTGCCGAACGCGCGGCCCTTCGTGTTCAACCGGCCCTCGGCCACCAGCAGGCTCGGCCCCCTGCGCCGATAGATGAAGCGCAGGCGTAGGCCTGTGCGGCGTTCCCATTCTCCGGGGGTGATCCGGCCGCCGCGCAGGGACTTGCCTGCGGCGGACGTGGGGATCGCCAGCCAGAAGCCGCTTTTCGACCGGATCAGCGGGCCCGTGTCGTGGGCGCCGATGATGACCGGGGCGTTGGACCAGACCACGGCCGCCGCGTTCAGGCTGGGCGTGGCCTTGGGGAACTGCTCCGACCGGATGGTGCGGGCGAGCCGGACCCCGAGCCCCGCGCCGGTGATCTGCAGCCGCCAGGCGGCCTTCAGCCCTGTCCCGGCCTCGCGGATTGCAGCTGACACGGCCCGCTCGCCCGCTGCCACCTCGGCCGCCATCATCGCGACGATGTCGGGATCGATGTCGAGCTTCAGTTTCATCACGATCAAGCCGGGCGCAGGTCGACGGTCCAGACCAGCCGCTCACCGTCTCGGACCGGCTCGCCCTGGATGAGGAAGGCCTCGCCCTCGATCTCGATGCGGTCGCCGGGGCGCGGGGCTGGCACCTCGGCCACGCGCAGGTCGACGCGGGTGGTTTCCGACCAGAGCCGCGCGTCGCCGAAGTCGGTGACGGCATCAGCACGCCGGGCGACGATACGCACCAGGACAGGCGCGCCGCCATCGGCGATGTAGACCGCGTCCCGCCCCATGTTCGGATCGCCGAAGAGCGCGCCAATCGCAGCAGCGAAGGCGCTCATCAGAACGACCCGTTCAGCCGCACCCGGCCGATGGTGTCGCCTGCGCCACCCGCCACCGCAACCACGGCCACGCCGATCAGGGTGTTCGAGGTGGTGGTTTTGGTCACTTCCTTGGCGGTGTTGTCCCAATAGACTTTGTCGCCTGCCGCCCAGGCTTGCGATGCGACCTTCTTCAGGTCGTAGACGCCGGTGAGTGCGGCCTCGACCGCCTCCCCAAGGGCGGCAGTGCCCGCGGCCACGCCGAAGATGGATCCGACGAGCAGGCCATCGCCGGAGGCGACGGCATAGGGCGCGGTCAGGGTGACGGTATTGCCGGGCTGGACGTAGTTTTTCATGATGGGGATCCTCGTGGAAAGACGAAGGGCGGCCCGATTGGACCGCCCGCATGTCAGGGTTCAGCATATCGGCGCGCTGGTTACGCGCCCGGGTTCTTGTAGAGGCCGCGCCAGTCGATGGCCTTGGCGCCGAAGTCGAGGCGGCACTTGATCTCGACCCCATTGACGTCGAAGCCGTTGCGGGTCTCGATGTAGGCGCCCTGCTGGCCTTCCAGATAAGCGTATTCGATGGTGTCGATCTGGTTGGGCGAGGCCGCCAGATACCAGGAGGTGGCGCTTGCCGCGTCGAGGCGCGGTTCGCTGATCGGCGACAGGGTGCGGATCGACTGCGGCACGACCTTGGCGCTGTCGGCGGGCACGAGGTTCTGGGCCACCAACTGCTCGGCCTTCAGCTCCAGCGCGGCCGGGACGATCAGGAAGGCCGGGCGGATGTTCAGCACCGTCTTCTTGTCGAGGCCGGTCTGTAGCGCCATCGCCGCCCGCGCCGCGCCGACACTTGCCACCTCCAGCGCGGCACCGGTGCCTGCGAGGTTCTTGTGCGTGGTGTGGAAGAGCGCGTTGCCGTCAGCCATCGCCGGGTTGGCGGTGATGATGCCCCAGACCACGTCGCTTTCCAGCTGCGCGATGGAGTTGCCGTACATCGCCGGAATCCGGGTGAAGGCGTCGAGATCGTCGTTGATCAGCACCTGCCGGGTGATGGCGACGACCCGGCCATAGGTCTTCACGCGGTAGCTCTCCTTGCTCTCGCCGAGCGTGCCGCGCTTGAACTCGCCGCTTTCGCCCACCTCCAGAAGCTGCGGGGCCTCGCCCAGCTGGACGCGGTGCATCGACTTGAAGTCGGTCGCCAGCACCTGGCGGCAGAAGAGCGCGAAGGTCCGGGGATAGGCGTCATAGGCCTGCCGCAGGGTCTTGTTGGTGACAGCCGACAGGATCTCGGGGAAGTCGGAGGTCGAATGCAGCGCGCGGGTCGCCACCTCGTCGCGCGACAGGCCCCGCGTGTTCACCCCGGCATTGCCGAGGCTTTCGCGGGCGAGTTCCAGCAGCGTCATGCCGCGATACTGGCGCGCGGCATCCTCGAGCGGGAACAGCGTCGGGCTGTAGCGGTGCAGCAGCGCGTTGGCCACTGCATCGCGGCGGGTAATGCGTTCATCCCGGCCGCCGAGCGGGATCGAGACATGCGGGAAGGTCCGAGTTTCGTCGGACTTGGCAGCGACCTGGTCGAGGATCAGGCGACGGGACTCGTCCACGCTGACACCACGCTTGACCAGATCCTCGGCGAAGTTGCGCTCGAGGTTCAGACGGCTGGTCAGATCGTAGATCGTGGACACACGATCGCGCTCAACCTCGCGGGCGCGGTTTGCGATGGCCTCGGCGTCGGGTGCCGCCGCCGGTTCAGGCATACGCGCAGCGGTCGGTTCGGGCTGCGCCGGGGCCACGACGGGCTGCTGGCGGGTTTCATGGCTGGCGGGGACATCCCCAGCCACGATGGTCGTGTTCTCAGGCATGGATGCCTCCTTTTGCATGCGGGTGTCGACGATCTCGACGGGATAGCTGGCTTGGTCGGCCGCGCGGACCTGCGCGCGGGGATCGGCGGGGACGGTCACGAAGCTGACCTCGAGCGGCGTCCAGCGTTCGACGATGCGCTGCTCGACCTCGCCCTTCGCGGCGGGCTCGACCACCTTCACCCGCTCGATGGAATAGCCGACCGAGACGTTCCGGATGATGCCGTCGCTGATCAGGCCGAACATGCGGTCGGCCGCCTGGTCCAGCCCCTCGCGCGGGAAACGGATGGTGGCCTTGCCTTCCTTCCCCTCGATCCAGGCGCGTTCGACGACGCCCACCTGCGAATGCGAGGACCAGACCGAATGGCTGTCGAGCGCCGGGGCCCCGGCGTTCAGGCGCGTCAGGTCCACCGCCCTGTCGCTGACCTCGAGGATCTCGTCGAAGGGCACGGAGGTGTCCCAGCCGGTCCACCGGCGCCGCCGGACGGCTGCGCCGGTGGTGAAGACGACGTCGACCGAACGCGCCTCGGAATTGACGGTCGCGGGCAGGATGGGCGCGCGCCGCAGCTGCATCGGCAGGGCGACCGGGGCCGCCATGATGGTCTCGGGCATGGCCCTATTCCTTCTCTGGTTCGGATGCGGGGGCGACCGGGTCGCTGGTCGGGTCGCCCGCCTGCGCGCTGCCGGTCTTGGTGACGCGGCGCGGATCGCTGTCGAGCACGAGGCCGAGGCCGTCGAGCTTGGCGTTGGTCGCGGCGATTTCTGCCAGCACGGCGNGCCGTCGAGCTTGGCGTTGGTCGCGGCGATTTCTGCCAGCACGGCGTCCGGGTTGTGCCCCTGCCGGGCGATGGCCTGCGCCAGCGTCATCGTGCCTGTCCGGATCGCCAGCAGATCGGCCATCGCATCCTTGTAGGGATCGACGGCGTCGAACTTCGGCGGCGACCATTCCACCGGCACATCCGGTGTCGGGATCTGCCCTGCCGCCCATGCGGCTTCCGTGAACCAGCGCCAGACCGGCGCGCAGAGCATCGGGATGAAGAGCTGCCACTGCACGGCATCGATCATGCGGCGGAACTCGACGAGCCCGGCCCGGATCGAGGAATAGTTGACCTGGCTGAGGTCGCCGGTCAGCAGCTCGTAGGGCACCCGGAACCCCGCCGAGATCGTGTGCAGGCTGGCGCGCTTGTATTCGCCATAACCGCCGGTGGCGGATGGCTGGTTGAAGCGGATGTCCTTGCCGCCGCGCGCATAGGCGATCAGCCCCGGCTCGAACTGCTCGACACGGTTGCCGTCCGCATCGACGACCGAGGGCGCGATCCCCTGCTGCGCCTCGTCATCGCCGAAGACAATGGCGGTGACGCAGGCCTCGGTCTTCTTGCGGACCAGTTCGGCCACCTCGTAATCGTCGAGATCGCGCAAGGACCGGATGACCGGCGCCCCCCAGGGAACGCCGCGCGCCTGCGTGCGCTGCTTTTCGTAGACATGGGCGATCTCGCTTGCCGGGACCGGGCGAGACCCAAGCCCGCCTTGCAGCGCGCCCCAGGCATCGCCAGGGTGTGCCGCGTGGAGCCAGTAGGCCCGACGCCTGCCGACTGGGTCGAACTCGATCCCCTGCACCAGACGTCCGTCGCCCAAGGCGCCGGACTTGGTGGCGTCGAGGAAGTCCGCCTCGAGAACCTGCAATTGCAGCGGCACGGGCAGACCGTCGCTCGCGCGCCGCAGACGGCGGCGCACCAGAACTTCACCCGCCTCTACCATCTCGCGGCAGATCAGCGTCTGCAACCCGTAGAAGTCAAGCTGACCGTCGGCATCGCACTCCGCCGTCCAGCGCTCGAAGAGGGCGTCGACCTTCCGGTCGAGCGTGTCGTCGCCACTGGCGGCGCGGGGCATGATGCCCGCGCCAATGATGTTGTTCACCAGCACCGCCACGGCCTTGGCTGCATGCGGGTTGTTGCGGACGAGATCGCGCATCCGGTCGCGCAGCAGCGCCCCGGCGACGCCGATTTCGGTGTCGGCCGAGGATCCCGACGCGCGCCAACCGTCCGTGCGCCGCCCTTTTGACGCACCGTCATAGCCGCGCGTCAGGGTCTCGAATGCCTGTCGCGCCAGCACGCGACGGGCGGCAGCCCGAGGCGCGATCGTCGCGATAGCGTGATCGAACCAGTTGGCCGACATCAGCGATCACCGCGCGAGAAGCCCGCCAGCCCGGCGACCGGCAGAGGTCGGGTCGTCCCCGCGATGGCCCGCTCGATGGTGCGGATGCGGCCCAGCAGATCCTCGGCTGAGCCATAGTCGACGGATTTTCCATCATAGCTGACCCGCGTCGTGCCGCTGGCATAGGCCCGGCGCAATGCAGCCAGCTCTGTCTCCGTCCAATCCGTCATGTCAGAACCATCCTCCGCGTCGGCCAAGCCAGTACGACTGCCGTTTTCCCTGGGGTGCGGACTGCGGCCGGTTGACCCGCCCCGCACCATCCATTTCAGTGGGCGCGGCCCCGAGTTGATCCTCGAGATCGCGCCATTTCTCGTCGGTCCAGCGATCCGCACCCGCGATCCAGGCGGCGGCGCGG